CAAAAAGCTTTTCCGCTTTTGTGCCCTCAAATTTTTGATCAGCGTGTACGACCGTCCAAGGTCCAAATTTACTTAATTGTCTATCCGGCGTGTTCATTAATTGGTCGATTAATTTTTTAAAGTCGTTTGGGCTTAGAGCGCCCTCATTCAATTTATCTGTTGCACTCGGTGAAAAAGAAAACACCTGGGCGTTATAGGGAGCAGGCAATCTTCTTTGTGCTTTTATTATTTTTATCGGCTTACCCTCGGTACTTAACTTATTTAAAAGTTGTTTTAGCTTCGCACCAGTTTTTACTTTAATAGGCTTGCTCTTAGCGACTTGTTTTAGAAATGGTGTAACAAATACATCTAAAAAGTTTTCTAATGTAATCGTAAATTCTCCAAACTCCAAACCCTGGTCTTTTCCAATGCGACGTGCATCTAAATAAACAACATGATCTACAGTTTTAAAGTGGTTGACCATATTTCTAAAAGAACCTTTTACTCCGGTTGTCTCCCCCAGTAGCTTTAGAGAGTAGTGTCTATCACCTAAGACAACATCGGTAATGGGCTTACCAGCGGCGTCCATTCCTTCAATGTCTTCAGGGGTGATAATCTGCACAGATTTTCCACCAAAAAGACCAGCAAGAAAGCCCTCAAAAATAAACCCTCCTGCGCTTTCTGTAAAGTTGGTCACAATGGCAGAAAGAATTTCAGTTATAACCATCGTTGATAATAATTGACCAATTGTGGCATCAGGGTTAGCTTCTTCTAATACACTATTTAAGTTTGAAATTTTCTCTTCCAGAGTTGAGCCGGCAATATTTTTTGCAAACTTTTCAATCGTGGCTCTATCACCAGTTCCTATTTTGCCGAAATCTTCTGAAATTCTAATCCTTGGAAACTTGATATCAATTGATTTCTGCTCGCTGGCGTCTAGTCCTGTATCTGCCATAGGTCGAGTTTGCTTTTCCGAAATAAACTCGTTATAAACTTCGTCTATTGCTTCCATTATAAAATCTAATGAAGCGCCCTTTGTTTTTTCTTTTTTTCTAAAATAGGCTTCTACCAAGTTATCTAATTTGGCCATGCTATAAATAGTCCTTTATACGATGATATCCGCAATACCATATTTAACCGCTTCCTCTGCGGTTAAGTAAACATCTAAATTTTTATTCAACATTTTCTTTAGTTGTCTTTCAGTCAAGCTTGTTTCTTCAACGAGAGCTTGAATATGCTGTTTTTGTATCCAACGTGTCTCTTCCATTTCATTTTCTAATGAGTGAATAGTACCAACGTGGCCACCCCGTACAGAATGCATCATGACACGACAATGTTTGCCGATCTTGCGCTTGCCTTTGGTACCAGCTGCCAATAATAAAACGCCAGCTGACATAACTTTACCTAAGCCAAAAGTCTCAATCGGGCACTCTTGACGGACGATGCGCATAAGATCATAAATACCAAGCATACCAAGAGCATCACCACCCCAAGTAGAGACATAAAAGGTTATTGGTTTCGGTTCAGGCTTCGGCAGTTCGTCACCTTCTTTATGGTCTTCAGGCATTCCAAGTGGGAAATCAGTATTAACTAGAGCTGTGTGTTTGAGATAGAGGAGACCAGAGCAAACATCTTCCACTTTTTCTTCATCTAAATCACCAAAAAGACCTATAGTTCTAAGGGGTTCTGGTGTATTTACAGCTGCAGCCATTTGAAGATCTGCTAGACTTATTACTTCTTTGTCCTCTGAGTCTTTATTGTTTTTAGTTTTCAACATTTGGATTGCTCTCCTTTTTAATAATATAGTCATCATCCAAAACATCCATATAATGTTTTTCTAGAGCGCCCACAACCGCTTCCCATCCATCTATTTTCAGGGCAGAGCGATAATGAGCGGGAACTGACTCATTAAGACCTTTAACTGCTTCTTTTTTCCACTCTAGCAAATCTGCTTCATCTATATTTTTTAATACTTTAATTTGTTCTTTGTCGTGTTCATTAGCTTGTAAAAAAATATATTTCGCAGCAGTGACTGTCACCCATTGTTGATAGGCATATCCAATAAGCTTGAAAGAAAGTATTTTAATGTCATTTAAAAAACTTACTTTCTTATAAAAAGTGATGGACTTATCTACCAGAAGATAGACAAATCCACCCAAGAAAAACCAAAAGAATTCTTGCATCTAAAACCTCAATTAAATAATTACTATGTCTTTTTACTTGGACTTTTTCAAGCCTTTGAGACGTTTGGCTACGCGGCGGGCTACCTCATTAACCATATCTTCCATCATAGGCTCATCCATAGGCTCATCCATAGGCTCATCCAAATCGCCCATGTCGGGTGCTGGAACTTCCTCTGGTGCGTCCATTTCCATTGCAGCGCGAACTTTGTCTGCTACTTTAAGGAAGACTTCAGCTTCCTCGTCAGTGAGAGTGAGTTCGCCCATATCACCGGCGTCCAAATCCATTTCTTCTTCGTCTTCGACATCTAAATCCATCTCCATATCGTCGGCCATTGCGCCTTCGTGCTTTTCTTCTTCGATCTCGATTTCTTCACGCATGTCATCTGCTTTCATACGATCGTCCTCGTCGGCCATCTTGCCGCCGTGCGATCCTTCATCTAGATCTTTATCTTTATCATCTTTCATGTAAGAGCCCATGCCTTCTTTGACTTCTTTGTTGTCATCATCTTTCATGTCGTCTTTCATGCCATAAGCACCTTCTTCAAGATCGGCGTCTTCTTCTTTTAGTTGTCTTCTTTTCTTTTTGCCGCGGCGCTTGCCTTCTTCAATATCATCGTCGCCATACATTTCGTTAATGAAACCGGTTCCAACTGCTTCCATGTTTGCAAGTTTCATGAAGCGACGGATGGT